GTGCGGCAGCGCGCTGCCGGCGAGAACGATGCCCTCCCCGTGCGGCAGTGCAAGGTCTGTTTCCGCGTGTCGCCTTCGACGGCGGCGCAATGCCCTGGCTGCGGCACCGAGTTCCCCGTTCAGGTGCGGAAGCTCGAGGAGGAGGCTGGCCAGCTGACCAAGGTCGAGCGCGAGGAACTGCAACGGCGCCGAGCGATCGAACGGAAGGCTGAGCAACGAGCCTGCAAGACTCCTGATGATTTCATCGCTCTGGCCAAGGCACGCGGTTACAAGAACCCGGTCGGATGGGCGAAAGTGCAGTGGAAGCTGCGCAAGGGTGGTAAAATCCGATGACCTCTGAGCGCCGCGTCCTAGCAGAATCGCTGATCGAGCTGTCGGCGATGCCGAACACGATGGTTTGGCGCAACAACACCGGCCAGGCATGGCAGGGTCGGCGCGTTGAAGGCCGGACGGGGTCGACTGTCCGCATCGAGCCGGGCATGGTCATTCTGCGCAACGCTCGGCCCGTGCGCTTCGGCCTCGAGGGGTCGCCGGACATCATCGGAGTCACCTGCGGACATGCACTGGCAGTTGAAAACAAGACCGAGAGTGGTCAGCAGCGCGAAGCGCAAATCCTGTTCGAGAGAGCCTGGGTGAAGGCTGGCGGCATCTATATTTTGGCCCGCACATCCGCGGAAAGCCGAGAGAAAACGGAGCAAGCCCTTCTAATAGGGTGACATTTTCTCGAACGCCTTACCTTTTGTTAATACACTATTAATGCGGTTGACTCGCGTCCCCGAATCACTTAGTAGTCAACTTTCTGTTGAGTAACACAACTTTGAAGGGGACTACCAGTGAACGCCGAACGTAGCCTGTGGCAGCGAGGTGTTGAGAAGCCGGAAAAGGAAGGCTGGCGGGTTATCCGCTCGCCCGAGTTCGCCGAGCGGTTCAACCATGCCGCGGATATGAACCCGAATGTGCCGCCGATGCGGCAGGGTCGATACGTTTATATCAAGGACCAGCTCGCGAAGCGCGGCCAGGAGGTCTCGGTCGAGTCAATCCGCAAGTGGTTCAGCGGCGAGTCCATGCCCCACAAGGACAGGGTCGAACATCTCGCCGAGGTGCTCAAGGTCGACGCATCGTGGCTGATGCTCGGCGAGGATGCGTCGGACACGCCGCAGCAGCGCCGTGCTCGCAACGCGATGGTCTCGGGCGCCGTGAACTTTGTCGCCGGCATCGCTCAGATGGACGGTGCCGTGGTTGCCTTTCCGGAGGATGACGACCGCTTCGCTATCGCGCAGCACATCGACCTCCATGCGATCATCCGCGGCGCGAACTATCCGCTGCATGTCATCGTCGCCGAGGAGCGCGAGGGCGGGCAGATAGTTTTCTCCGTGCCGACTGACCTGCGGAACACTGTGCCGATTGGCGTGATGCGCCTCGAGGGCTTCAATTTCTCGGTGTTTGAAATCACCGACGAGGCGATCGAGCTCGGCACACCTGGTCAGCGTGGCAAGATTGAGGTGAACGTCCGGTCGCAAGGCGTCCGCGAAATCACCTCGTTCAAGGAGCGGTTCTAATGCTGAGCAAGCTGGCTCGAGCAGCGTGGCTCCGCATCGTCGATGCTTACGTCCGCTGGCGCTACAATGCGTACTCGTCCGAAAAGAGCTTCACGCCTGACACCTCACCATGCCTGATCGCTCCGCCCCGCACCTTCGAGATGAAGCAGCGAGGCACGACCTGGGCGCGGACGGTCGACGGCGGATGGCGCGAGGTCTGCGATACCTGTGGCGGCAACTGCGGCCAGTGCGGGATGACCGAGCGCCTTGGAAACCCTGGCTTTAGCTTCGACCGAATCCTTGATAAGACCGGGATGCGTAATGGAGTTCCAGCGGGGTTGCCGCGTCCATAGGCTTCCCATGCTGTCCCATGCTTTCTCAGCTTGGTTGCAGTAAGAAATGCAGTAACTCAACGGGGCGGTTAGGCTAAATGTCTAATCGCCCCAATTACTTAGGGCCAAATCGTAGAGTCCTCTCCTGGGCACCAGACGGTAATTTTCCCATGCCGTCCCATAGCGTCCCATAGTGTCTCACCAGACATGACCCAACCGACTGAGACCCTTAGAGGAAATCAGTCCCCAGGCGTCCCATGCCTTCTCATGCAATCCCGGTTGCCGTGCAGCAAAATCGGCAGTAACTGTGTGTTCCGGTCGGGAGTTACTGTATGGCGTTGTCAGACACGGCGGTCAGGAAGGCGAAGCCCGAAGCCAAGCCGTACCGCATGAGCGACGAGCGGGGCCTCTACCTCCTCGTCCAGCCGGACGGGGCAAAGTGGTGGCGGCTGGATTTTACGCTCGCCGAGAAGCGCAGGACGATGAGCCTGGGCGTCTATCCGGACGTCGAGCTTGGCGATGCGCGAACCAAGCGCGACGACGCGCGCAAGCTGATTGCAGCTGGCGTCGACCCCGTGAAGGAGCGCAAAGGCAAGGCGTCCGAGGACGCGACCTCCTTCAAGTCAGTGGCAACGCGATGGCTGACGTCGAACAGAGGCCACTGGTCCGAGCACAACTACAACGTGCTCGAGCGTCGGCTCGATCGCCTGATATTTCCGGACATCGGACATCGGGACATCCGCACGCTCGAGGCGACCGATCTGCTCAAGGTCATCCGGAAAATCGAGGCCGCAGGTTCCGGTGAGCTCCCGCGGCGGATGAACGCAATTTGCGGCACTATATTCCGCTTCGCGGTCGCCGAGGGCCTCAAGGTCCGCGACCCGAGCGGCGACATCCGCGGCGCCCTCAAGAAGAAGCCGCCAGTGAAGCATCACGCCTTCATCCGCGCGGAGAAAATGGGCGCCTTCCTAGACAAGCTGACCACCGACATCGACGATGAGCCGGACACGGTCGACGCGATGCTGCTGACCATCCTGACGGTCGGACGCACCAGCGAGATTCGGTTCGCCGAGAAAGGGGAGTTCGAGGCGCTCGGGACGGACTCCGCCCTGTGGCGGATCCCCGCGGCGCGAATGAAAAAGCACCGCGAGCACCTGGTGCCTCTGTCCCGTCAGGCCGACGAACTGGTGCGCCGGCGCCTCGCTTCGATGCGGAAGGGCGACAGCCTCCTGTTCGAGCGGCGAACCCGCAGCGGCGTCATCAGCGAAAACACGATGTTGTTCGCCATGTACCGACTCGGCTACCGGAGCCGCGCGACTGTCCACGGATTTCGCTCGACCTTCTCGACGCACGCCAACGAGGCCACGAAGGTCGTCGATGGCGAGGAGGTGCCGATGTGGCATCCGGATTGGGTCGAACGCTGTCTAGCGCACGTTCCCGACGACCAGGTGAGAGCTGCCTATAATGCAGCCGAGTATCTGCCGCAGCGTCGTCGTCTGCTGCAATGGTGGGCCAACTACCTCGACGAGCAGCTCGAGCTGGCCCGAATCATCGGATAAGAAAAAGCCCCGCCGAGGGGTTACCTGGCGGGGCCGTGCTCTGGTTCTGATGTGGGCCGAGGCCTTAGCGCGCGAGCATAACACATCTCCATTGTTGCCTTACGGGCGCGTCCAAGCGCGTCCCATGCGGTCTCACCCTCCTATCAACTGCGGGGTTGCAAATCAACTTTTAGTTGAGTAGAACCCTAATTAGTTGATTTGGGACGGGGCCGGATGACCGCGCAGCAATTGCTATCAGAGGACGTCGAGTTTTGGCCGTTGGACACGGTCATGCAGAAGGTCGGCCTATCGCGGTCGGAAATCTATCGGCGTCAGAAGGACAAAACATTTCCATCCTCGAGGAGCTACCGCAACTCGAGTCGGCGCTTCTGGTTGTCGAGCGACGTCCGCCGCTGGCAAGCCGAGGAGCTGGCCGGCGCGCCTATTAACGACGACGAGTTCGGACTGATCGGATGAGGTTCGGCTCGGTTTGCTCCGGCATCGAAGCCGCGAGCGTAGCATGGCATCCCCTCGGTTGGCGCGCTGCATGGCTGTCGGAAATCGACGCCCACGCCTCAGCCGTTCTCGCTTATCGGTTCCCCAACGTGCCGAATCTCGGCGACATGACGGGCATTGCGACGATGATCGAAGCGCGCGTCGTCGATGCGCCGGACGTCCTCGTCGGCGGAACGCCTTGTCAGGGCTTCTCGGTCGCCGGTCGCCGCGGAGGTCTCGCAGATCCGCGCGGCCAGCTCACCCTCAGTTATGTGGAGATTCTTGATGCAATCGACGACGCTCGCCGAGAGGCCGGAGAGCCTGAGTGCATCGCAGTGTGGGAAAACGTCCCCGGCGTCCTGTCGATGGGCGACAATGCGTTCGGCAATTTCCTTGCAGCTCTTGCCGGAGAAGATTCGGCGCTCGAGCCACCAGGGAAAAGATGGCCGGACGCTGGTATTGTCGTTGGACCCCAAAGAGCAATCGCGTGGCGGGTACTCGACGCCCAATTTTTCGGCTTGGCCCAACGACGCAAGCGTGTGTTCGTTGTCGCGAGTGCTCGTGACGGATTCGATCCCGGAGAGATACTACTTGAGTTCGACGGCGTGCGCAGGGATTCTCCTCCGAGCCGACAGGCGCAACAAAACCCTGCCGCCTCTGCTCAAGGACGCGCTGACGTCAGTGGTGGAAAAGTCGCTGCAAGCTCCCATTGGGACGGCGACGAATATCCCCACCCAACCCTCAACCAATCAAACGGAGGCTCAGGGGTGGTCGGCTACAGCAATCAAGAGCTGTTCAGCCAGCGCGGAGCCTATCTCGTCCCTGACGCCGGACCTCGACTCACTAATCGGTTGAGTTCACAACCTGTTGGCGCCCGAATGTTGGGGTTCGGCCATTATGAAATCGACGAGACTGCCTCGACGATGAAGGCGCGCGATTACAAGGACGCGACCGACCTCATCATCAACCCGATCGCCTTCACGGCGAAGGACCACGGCCAGGACGCGACCGAGGATTTGTCGCCGACCCTGCGCGCGGGTGGACACACCGGCAGCCATGCCAACGGAGGCGTCATGCCCGCCGTGGCTTACGAGCGGTCGGTCGGCTTCAACTGGCAGAACGGTGGCGGCTACGGAAACGCCGAGGACGGTCTCGCCGTCACCGATGAGGCGACAGGGCCGATACAGGTCAGCCAGCATCCCGCGGTGGCGTACAGTATGCGCACCGCTCAGACCGGCGCCAACGGCATCGGCATCGACGAGCACATTTCTCCGACACTGGACGTCAGCGGGGCGCCGTCTGTTGCCTACGCGATTCAGGAGCGGGCCATCTGCGAGAACCCTGACGCAGGGCCTGACGGCATCGGGGTTCGCGAGGACGTCGCATACACCCTCGAGGCCAGGCGCACGGCTCAGGCGGTTGGCCACGAGGTCATCCCATTCGACACGACGCAAATCACTCATCCGGAGAACCGCAGCAATCCGCAGCCGGGCGACCCTTGCCATCCGCTCGCTGCGGCAGGGCATCCGCCCTCCATCATCAGCCACATGGCCGTGCGTCGACTCATACCCGTCGAGTGCGAGCGGTTGCAGGGGTTTCCCGACAACTGGACGCGGATCCCCGTCAAGTTTTTCACTACCAAGCAAGTCTCTGCGCTTAGGCCGGACGATATGTGGGAGGTCGGCTTCGGGCCGAATAACCGCCCTGGCTGGTGGCTCATGTCCTCGGACAGCCATCGCTACAAGCAGTGCGGCAACTCGATGGCCCGCAACTGCATGGCATGGATTGGCGGACGAATCAGGCAGTGGCTCCAGCTCGAGCCATTCAGGGAGTTGATCGGTTGATGAGCGACGACGATGATATTGCAGCGCTCATCGGTGGACACGGCTCGCAGTTGAAGCCGGAGCCGCGGCGCGAGGACACGCCGCAGGACGAAATCGACCAGGTGTTGAAACAGGTCGCGGGCGGCAAGGGCAGTTTCGTCGACATGGGCGACCTCAAGCGGCCCGTGACGCAGAATTTCCTCGCCCTCGTGTTCGACATGGACCCTGCAACCGTCAAGAAGCGGCTGCTCACTGTGAAGCCAGTCGGTGAGGCCGGTTCAGGCAAGCAGACGCGAAAGCTGTACGATTTCAAGGAGGCGGTCGCGTATCTGGTCGAACCGAAGATCGACCTCGACGCCTACATCAAGTCGCTCGACCCCGCGAAGCTCCCGAATCACATCAACAAGTTCTTTTGGGAAGCGCAGCGGACGAAGCTCAAGTTCATGCTCGAGGCGAAACAGGCCTGGCTCACCGAGGACGTCCTAGAGGTGTTCGGCACAGTGTTCATGCTCGTCAAGGACGCCGTCCAGCTGTGGCCTGAGACCGCACGCGAAACCCTCCGGCTTCCGGACGACCAAGTCACTAGGCTCAAGCAACTGGCCGACGACCTCCAGAAGGAACTGCACGAGAAGCTGGTCGCGATGCCCTCGAACAAACAGACGGGGAGCTACGCCGACAAGTTCGAGGAGGGCGCGGCTGACGAGAGCGATGCCGAAGGATGACGGGCCTTATCCTGCAAGGGAACTCGCTCGAGCGTCTGTGCGAGCTTCCGGATAACAGCGTCCACTGCGTCGTCACCTCGCCACCCTACTACGGGCTGCGCGACTACGGCACAGGCACATGGCACGGCGGCGACCCTGATTGCGACCATGTCTCGCATCGCATCCGGACGGGCGACGGACTCGCCGCATTCAGCGAGAACCTCAAGGGCGGCGGTCACAAGGCGGGCGCGGAGGAAAAGGTCGTCCGGTTCAAGAACCAATGCGGCAAGTGCGGCGCGCTGCGGGAGGACCTGCAACTCGGCATGGAGCCGACGCCGGAGGAATATGTCGCGAACATGGTGGCGCTGTTCCGCGAGGTGCGGCGCGTGCTCCGGCCGGACGGCACACTTTGGCTGAACATAGGCGATAGCTACGCGACCGACCCGAAAGGCCCTGGCGGCGCTGACAAGTCGAACCTCTCAGGCCGCGGCACCTATCAGCACATCAAGTCGCCGCCGCAGATGAAAACATGGGATTTCCGCGAGTGCGGCTACAAGAAGAAGGACCTGCTGATGATCCCCGCGATGCTGGCGATCGCTCTCCGCGGCGACGGCTGGTATCTGCGGCAGGACATCATTTGGGACAAGCCGAACCCGATGCCCGAATCGGTCGGCGACCGCTGCACTAAGGCGCACGAGTACCTGTTCCTGCTGACCAAGTCGCCGCGCTATTTCTACGACCAGGAAGCCGTCAAGGAGCCGATGGCCGAGTCCAGCTTGGCTCGGGTTCAGCAGCCGAACCTCGAGAACCAGTTGGGATCGTCGCGCGCCAACGGTGGCCGCAAGACCAACGGCAACATCAAGCCCGCGGGCGATTTTGCGTCCGGCACGCGCAACAAGCGCAGCGTCTGGAGGGTCTCGACCAAGCCATTCAAGGAGGCGCATTTCGCGACCTTCCCGACCGACCTCGTCGAGCCTTGCATCCTCGCCGGAACATCCGAGCACGGCGTCTGCGGCAAGTGTGGAGCGCCCTGGCGTCGCGTCACCGAGCGCCGGAACATCGAAAACGGGCGAGGAGGCAAGAACGCTTTCCGCGGCCAAGGCTCGAACCGCGATTGGGAGGATGGCGCCGCCAACCGCGACGACCGCGACATGAAAAACATCGGCGCTGTGCGAGTGACAGTGGGCTGGAAACCGAGTTGCGAGTGCAACGCGCGAGTCGTGAAGCCGGTCGTGCTCGACCCGTTCTTCGGCGCCGGCACGACAGGACTCGTCGCCGAGGCGCTCGGCAGGAACTACATCGGCTGCGAGCTCAATCCGGAATATGTGACGATCGCTAAACGGCGCATCGCCTCAGCTATGGTGCCGAACAAGCGGGCCGCACGCCAGGTGCTCGCGCTGTCGGTCATCCTCTGATGGAACTCGTTCCAATCGTCCTGCGTGAAGCGAACGCCTTTGTCGGCGAGCTTCACCGTCACCACGGCGAGTCCCGCGGCTGCAAGTTCGCCCTCTCCGCCGAGAAAGAGGGCAAGCGGGTCGGCGTCTGCATCGTCGGGCGTCCGGTCGCTCGGGGACTCGATGACGGCTTCACCGCCGAGGTGACGCGGCTCTGCACCGATGGCACGCGCAATGCCTGCTCGTTCCTGTACGGTGCGGCAGCTCGAGCTGCCAAGGAACTCGGCTATCGGAAGATCGTCACCTACATCCTCGAGAGCGAGAGCGGCGAGAGCCTCCGCGGCGCTGGCTGGCATCTCGAGGCGACGACGGCGGGCGGCAGTTGGGATTGTCCTTCTCGGCCGCGGGAGGACAAGCATCCGACCGAACCCAAGCACAGGTACGCGCGGATCCTGCGCAGTCAGGCGCTGAAAGAAGCCGCCGCGAACGACCTACAACCTTTCCGCAACGCCCTACGGTGGAGTCTAGCGGCATGAGCTTCGCCTGTATCGAGGACATGGTTGTTGCGTCGGCGGAGGCCGTGCGCCCGCCCGAGCGCCTGACCGTCAGCCAGGCTGCCGAGAAATATCACATCGTCAATAACCCTGGCACGCATGTCGGCCCATTCTCGCTCGAGCGCACGCCCTATCTCATCGAACCGATGGATGAGCTGGAGAGCCTCGAGTTCACGGGCGAGATACTCGCCGGCCCTGCGCGTTCGGGCAAATCCGTGATGGCCCTGAACTGGCTCGCCTACACGACCATCTGCGACCCTGCCGATATGATGTTTGTGAACATGACGCAGAACACGGCACGCGACTGGTCTCAGGGCGACCTGGCGCGGATGCTGCGCTATTCGCCGGAGGTCAAGAAGCGGCTCGTTCCCGGTCGGCAGAACGACAACGTCCACGACAAGCGATTCCTCAGCGGGATGCGGCTGCTCATCAAGTGGCCGACCATCAGCGAGTTGTCCGGCAAAACCATCCGGAAGCTGTGGCTGTTCGACCGCGACCGCATGGAGGACAACGTCGACAAGGAAGGCGACCCGTTCGACCTGACCAAGAAGCGCGCGCAGACGTATCGCCGCTTCGGCATGACCGTCGCCGAGAGTTCGCCGGGCCGCGAGGTGACGAACGCCAAGTGGATGCCGACGACTCCGCACGAGGCACCACCGACGACCGGCATCCTCGCGCTGTACAACCGCGGTGATCGCCGCCGCTGGTACTGGCGCTGTCCGCAGTGCAACGACCCGTTCGAGGGCGATTTCAAGCTGCTCCGCTATCCGCAGTTGCCCGACCCGATGGAGGCCGCGCAACAGGTCGTCATGGAATGCCCTAGCTGCGGCTTCCCGATTCCGCCCGAGATGAAGCACGAGCTCAATCAGGGCGGCAAATGGATTAAGGAAGGACAGACCTGGGAAGCGGACGGCTCGGTATCGGGGACGCCGCGCCGGTCGGACATCGCGAGCTTCTGGCTCAAGGGTGTGGCCGCAGCGTTCATCAGCTGGCCCGAGCTCGTGCTGAAATATCTGAACGCGCTCGACGAGTACGAGCGCACCGGCAGCGAAGAAGCCCTCAAGGTGACGGTGAACGTCGACCAGGGTCTGCCGTACACGCCGAAGCAGGCCGAGGCCGGACGACTCCCCGAAGAATTGCGGGAGCGCGCGCAGCCGTACTCGAAGAAGGGCGAGGTTCCACCCGGCGTCGGGTTCCTCGTCACGACCATCGACGTTCAGAAGGCATCGTTCGTCTGCCACACGTTCGGCGTCGGTCCAGGCGTCACGCCGGAGCAACTCGAGCAGGGGCAACTGCCAAAGGCGGACATTTGGCATGTCGATATGTGGAAGATCCGCAAGTCGAAGCGCCTTGACGATGACGGCGAGCACAAGCCCATCGACCCCGCCTCCTACCCCGAGGATTGGGACTGCCTCATTGAGGAGGTGCTGACTCGCACCTATCCGCTCGCTGATGGCTCCGGTCGCCGGATGGCCGTCAAGATCGTAGCGTGCGACTCGGGCGGCGCCGCGGCATCAGCGATGGCGAAGAAGAACACCGAGAAGGACGGGCCGAAGGTCAGCGTCACCGCGAACGCTTACGAGTTCTGGCGGAAGCTGCGGCGCGGAATCGAGCGGCCCAATCTGCGACCTCTGACCGGACTGCATGAGCGGTTCCACCTGGTGAAGGGTCAGCCGAGCGCCAGCGCGCCGGAGATGCACCGGACGTTCCCCGACAGCGGGCAGAAGGGTCGGTTCGCGATCGCTCGAGGTGACGTCCCCGTCTATCTCGTGAACTCGAACAAGGTGAAGGACCGCGTCAGTAACATGCTCGGACGCACCGAGCCTGGCGGTCAGGTCCATTTCCCCGTGTGGTTCGGCGCGGACGACAAGCCGCTCGACATCGGCTGGCTCTACACTCAGCTGACGACCGAGGTGCGCACCGCGAAAGGGTGGGAGAACCCGAGCCGGCGCAAGAACGAGGCCTTCGACCTTTTGGCCTATTGCATCGGCATCTGCCTCACCATCCAGATTCGCCTCGAGCATATCAACTGGACCAAGCCGCCATCGTGGGCCGACCCCGATTGGGACAAGAACAGCATGGTCATCACGCCCCTCGAGCAGCTTGCCGACGCCACCGTGGCGGTCGTCGGACAGGCGCCGGAAAAGCAGCAAACCATAGAGGATTTGGGTGAGATGCTCGGCTGAACTCACTAATTTATTGATTTGCTCACCATACGGTGTCATATAGACGATCACCGATTTTCGAGCGGGCGAGGGAATGGCGGCAACTCAGGCACAACTTGACGAAGCAGAGGCCGCATACCACCAGCTCATGCTCGGCAAGAGCCTGGTGCGCTTCCGCGACTCGAACGGCGAGGAAGCCTTTTACAACCTCGCCTCGGCGCCCCGACTCGCTCAGTACATCAAGCAGCTCAGGATCGAACTCGGCCTCGAATGCCCGACCGGCCCGATGAGGCTGCTGTTCGGATGAGCACAGGTGACCCCGAAATCGACGCTCTGATTGGTCCGGCTTCTGCTGGACCCCTCGCTCTGCCCGGACCCTCGGCCCCCACCAGTCCCGGAGCAGCGTTGCCCGCCACGGTCGCACACCTCCCGGCGGCGGGCAACGAGAGGGCCGATCTCGGCAACCCATCGCGCAACGGCATGGGCGCCTTCGACGGCGCCGACCGCTACGACGCGAGCTTCGCAATGTGGGGACCGCAGGTCGCCTCCGCGGACGCCGACATCTATCCGGCGAAGCAGACGATTGACACCCGCTCGCGCGACATGCTCCGCAACGACGCCTACATCCAGGGCGGCGCGAACCTCCACAAGGACAACATCGTCGGCGCGCATTTCCTGCTGAACGCGAGGCCCGCCACGCGGCGCCTGTTCGGCAAGGAGGATGACGTTTGGGAGGAGGAGTTCCAGGCTGAGGTCGAGGAACTGTGGGAGCTGTTCGCCGAATCGCCCGACTGTTGGGTCGACGCGGCGCGCGCGAACAACCTGACCCAACTGGTGCGCATGGCGGTCGGCATCCACCTGGCGGCCGGCGAGGTTCTCGGCACTGCCGAGTGGGACCGTCAGAGCGCGAGCGAGTTCAACACCTGCATCCAGATGGTCGACCTCGACCGCCTGTCGACCGACCCGATGTCGCGCACCGACCCGAATGTGCGCATGGGGATCCGCTACAACTCGAGCGGCGCTCCGCTCGCTTATCAGATTCGCACGACGCATCCGGTCGACATCGTCTGGAATTTCACGCTGCCCGAGTGGAAGGAGGTTCCGCTGCGCAAGCCGTGGGGTCGCCTCCAGGTCATCCACCTCAAGGAGCAGGTGCGTCCCGCACAGAGCCGCGGCATTCCCGAGATGGCAGCCGCGCTCAAGGAAATGCGGATGACGCACACGCTCCGCGGCGTGAACTTGCAGCAGGCTGTCGCCCAGGCAGTGTTCGCCGCAGCCATCACCTCTGAGCTTCCCGCCGAGACCGTGTTCCAGCAGCTCGGCGGTGCCGAGGCGACGCCGGAGCAGATTCAACAGGCGATCACCTCCTACTCGCAAGGCTATCTCGGCGCGATTGGCCAGTACATCGGCAAGGCCCGTGGCCTGACGATTGACGGCGCGCGCATCCCGCATCTCTACCCTGGCACGAAGCTCGAGTTCCTGTCGCCGGAGATGAATCCGACGCAGGGGACGCTCTTTGAGCAGTCGCTGCTGCGCTACCTCGCCGCGGCAATCGGCGTTTCCTACGAGCAGCTCAGCCGCGACTACACGAATACGAATTACAGCTCGGCGCGCGCGGCGATGACCGAGACCTGGAAATTCATGCAGTCGCGCAAGAAGCTGATTGCCGATCGCTTCGCGACCATCACTTTCCGGCTCTGGCTCGAGGAAGCGATCAACAAGAACAAGCTGTTCAGCTTCCCGAAGAAGAAGGCCGGGCTGCTCTACTCGAACGGCGTGCTCAACACCGCGTTCGACGCCATCTCGCGCTGCGAGTGGATTGGCGCCTCCCGTGGCCAGATCGACGAGCTCAAGGAAACTCAGGCTGCCGTCGCGCGCATCGAAGCTGGCATCTCGACCCGCGAGGACGAGCTGGCCCGCCTCGGCAAGGATTGGCGCAAGGTGTTCCGCCAGCTCGAGCGCGAAGCGAGGGAAGCTCAGACCCGCAACCTTGTTTTCACCTCCAATGTCGCAGCTGCGACCGTCGCCGCGGACTCGAACGGGAACGCCGACAACCAGAACGGTGAAGGCGACAACAAGAAGAAGGCCGCATGACGAACCCGCTCATTGCCCGTTTCGCCAACGAACCCGCCCTGCTCGCACCAGGCACGGAGGACCGCTTCCGCGCGTCGCTCGACATCGTCATGCAGTCCGAGGAGGGCCGGAAGCTCGAGGCTGACTCGACGACCGCCTACAGCGGCGACAATTTCTGGCTGCCGGCCGACGACTGGCGCGCCGCCTACCGGCCCTATGTCGTGCAGGGCGGGATCCTCCACATCCCCGTCAAGGGCGTGCTGCTGCACAATTTCCCGTGGCAGTTCGGGAGCTACGCGACCGGCTACGATTACATCCTTCGCGCGTTCATGCGCGGCGTCGAGGATTACAAGAACGGAGCCATCAAGGGCATCGCCCTAGTCACCGACAGTTGCGGTGGCATGGTCGCCGGCTGCTTCGACGCCGTCGATAAGATGGTCGCCGCGAAGAAGGACAGCGGAGTCCCCGTTCGGACCTTCGCGCATGAGAGCGCTTACTCGGCTGCCTACGCGGTCGGCTGCGTCGGCGACCATATCGCCGTGTCGCGCACCGGAGGCGTTGGCTCGGTCGGCGTTGTCACGGCTCATCTCGATATGTCGAAAATGCTCGACAAGATGGGCCTCAGCGTCACGTTCATTTTCGCCGGCAAGCACAAGGTCGACGGCAACTCATACGAGGCGCTGCCGGACGATGTGAAAGCTCGCATCCAGGAGCGGATCGACGAGCTGTATGCCGTTTTCGTCACATCGGTCGCGGAGAACCGCGGCCTCGAGGAACAAGCTGTGCGGGACACGGAAGCTCTCTGCTTCACCGCCAGCCAAGCCGTATCGAACGGGTTCGCTGACTCTGTAGGCGCGCTCGACGATGCACTGGCCGATTTTTCGGCCTCCCTGGACGACCAGTCCGACAACACAGGAGAAGAAGCAATGGCTGATGAAGCCAACGGTTCGGCGGTCGACCAGGCCGCTCTGAATGCCGCTCGCGAGGAAGGTCAGACGGCCGGCCACGCTGCGGGAGTTACCGAGGGCGGCACCGCGATGCAGACCCGCATCGCCGCTATCCTCGGCAGCGACGAGGCGAAGGGCCGCGAGGGTCTCGCCAATCACTTTGCGTTCAAAACCGCCATGTCGGCGGAGGACGCAATCGCGGCGCTCGCAGAGTCGCCGAAGGCCGAAGCGGACGAGGGTGGAAACACGCCGTTCGACAACGCCATGTCGAAGGACAACCCCGATGTCGGCGCCGGCGAAGGCGGCAACGATGACGAGGCTTCCTCGAGTCCCATCGCCCTCGCGCGCGCGGCTGGCATCCGCGGCGTTCGCCCCGCTGCTGCTCCTGCCAAGTAGCATCTCGAGTCACTAAATTAGGGAGTTTCCCGAATGACCGACATCCCCGTTTCCTACCTCAAGAGCGATGCCCGCAATGGGCTGCCCGCTTTCGAGGCCCTCGACCAGCTGGTCGACCAGAACCTGCTCGCCGGTAGCGAGCCGGGTCTGTCCGCGCCCGTGCGGATCCTGCTCGCCTCGAACCTCGCCCTCGCCGCCCTGAGCGTCGTCGGCCTCGACGCGAACAACCACCTAGTGCTCGCGACGCATGACGCCGTCACGCCCGCGAACTCCATCCGCCCGATTGGCGTGCTCGTCCATGCCGCGACCAGCGGCGCGGCGAACGCGACCATCCACGGCGAGGTGTGGCTCACCGGCAATTTCAATGCCGGCGACGACAGCCCGCTCGTGTTCGACGCCAGCTTCACCGACCTCGCCAGCAAGACCGGCGCGGTCGTTGGCGACCCGAACCTCATTTTCCGTAGCCGCAAGGCGACGGGCGCGCCCGGCGCGTAACCGGCAACTCGGCTAGAAAGGACAGCCAAAGCAATGACTTCCCCTGTCACCGCTTACAATCTGTGGGACAGTCGCACCTCGCTCGGAGCGATGCGCGATACCCGTCCCGAACCGCGGCCTTTCAGCCGCTTCTTCACCAGTGGACTCCGTTCGACCGACGAATGGATCGACTTCGAGAAGCTGCCGATCAAGTCGCGTCGCCTCGCCCCGTTCGTCAAGCCGATGGGCCAGGGCCGCGGTATCTATACCGACAAGGCCAAGGGAATGCGCTTCAAGCCCGCCAATGTCGTCATCGACGAGGCGGTCGACCCGAAGCGCCCCCTGACCTATCAGCCGGGCATCGACCAGTCGATGTTCGACCCGAACAAGCTGTCGCCGATGCAGCGCCTTGAGCTCATCAAGGTCGCCATGACGGTCGACGCAATGGACGCGGTCGAGCGCCGGTGGGAGTGGATGCGCGCCAAGGCGCTCATCGACGGCAAGGTCACCTGCAATTACGAGGACGGCGATTCCGTGCTCGTCGATTTCCAGCGTGACGCGGGCCACACCGAGGTTCTGACGGCCGGCAACCGCTTCGGCGACGCTGGCGTGTCGGTGTACGACAAGTTCCAGGCGATCGTCGATACCATGAACGACGCTGAGTTCGGCGGTCTGCCGGTTCAGGTCGAGATGGGCGGCGGCGTTTGGGGCGTCATCCGCAAGGACCAGGAAATCAAGGACAACCTTGACAAGTTCCGTCCGGTCGGTGGTCTGACCATCGAGCGCGGTGTCGTCACCTCGGGCGACCGCTCGAAGCGGTACAAGGTCGGCGAGCTGCAAATCGGCGGCGGTTCCGGCCAGGTCATCGAGCTGTTCGTCAACAACGAAGCCTACGAAGCCGACGATGGCACGCAGGTCCGTTACGTTGGCAACAACGAGATGGTGTTCCTGTCGACGCCCGAGACCATCAACGGTTTCGAGTGCTTCGGCATGATTCAGGACCGCGACGCCGAGTACCAGGCCCTCCCGATCTTCCCGAAGAACTACCTCAAGGGCGATCGCGTGAAGGTCGAGCACCTGTCGTTCGAGTCGGCTCCCATCATGGTGCCGATTAACCCGAACGGCACCTACAAGCTGACGCCGATCGCGTAAGCGGCGGTGAGACTTTCGCCCGGCGGGTTCAGCTTCCCGCCGGGCATCTTTCCCAACCAACGAGGTGTTGAATGAGCACTCTTTCTCCGGTCGTTGCGACGCAGCGCATCGACGGCACGATTCTTCCCGGCACGATTTTCACGCCGGCCAGCGAGGAGCAGCTTGCTGACCTCCAGCGGCTTGAGGCGGTTCGCGAGCCGACCGAGGCCGAGCTTCTCCTGCATGAAAAGATGCAGGCGAATAAGGCCGCGGCCGAAACGCCCGCCCCGTCGAAGCCCACTGGTGGCCGTGGCCGTCGCGCCGCTGCGACGCAGACTCCGGCTGCCACTGGCGGCGAAGCTGGCAACGGCGAGGCCGGTAACGGTGCCGAAGGCGGCGAAGCTGGCAACGGCGAGAACGCCGAGAATGGCGAAGCTGGCAACGGCGAGAACGCCGACAACGCCGAAGCGAACATCGGCTAACCGATGACCGCCGCACTCGACGCAGCGCGGCAACAAGCGCGCCGGGACATTCACCGAGAGGCGTCTGTCCCGGCGCTCTACATCCTTGCGCCCGCAGATCCCGTGCCGGTCACCGTTCGTCGGCAGACCCGCGTGAACAAGACGGGCGACATCCCAGGACTCGAGACTGCTGAGGTCTCGGTCGAAACGGCTTTCCTCCGCTTCCTTCGCGACGAGCTCGCGCAGCCGAAGCGCGGCGCCATTGTGTCTGTAGCCGAGGGCGAAGCGTATCGCATCGACCACGCCCTTGCTCCACATGGCATCACCATCGACGCGGCTGTCACCCAACTGGACGCCGCCGAAGCGACAGGGCTTCCGCTGCCCGCTGCCACCTGATGAACGACGCCTACGTTATCGCCGTTCAGGGCCTAGACGATGCGACGGTCGGCGACGTCAAGGTCGCCGATGCCGCTTCCAGGGCTATCAACGGAACCATCCAGCGGTCGCGCGCAGCTGCGTCGCGACAGATGCGCCAGCAGGTTGCATTCAGCGCAAGCTATCTCGCGCGACAGGACAGGCTCGGAATCACGAAGAAGGCGTCCCGCACCGACCTCGAAGCGGTGATCACCGGACGTCACCGCCCGACGAGCCTGGCCAGCTTCGCGCGCGGCGCCCGCACAATCGGGCCACGCCGGACGGCGGTCAGCCTCGAGGTGCAGCCAGGGATCGTGCGGCGCCTCAAGGGCGCTTTCTTTGTTCGCCTCCGCGCCGGCAACACCGACACTGGCCCAGGCAACACCGGACTCGCGATTCGGCTCCCCGCGGGCAAGGTTCCCGACCGCGCCTACAAGCCGAAGCTGATGGGTAAGAACCTGTGGCTCCTCTATGGCCCGTCAATCGACCAAGTGTTCGACGATGTGGCCAACGACATCTCTTCGGAC